GTTTTATACTGATGGTGTAAATGTTGGCTTACCACCACTAAATGTTACACTTCCTTGTGTTGGATTACCATTTAAGTCAATACTATAACTTAATGTTGGTGTTTCTCCTCCTACTCCACCATATTCATTTACTGATACAGTGCAGTTAAACTTTTGTGCTTGTATAGCAGATGCACCGCTTGTAATATATTTATCTATTAATAATATTGTAGTTTCAGCATCTCCACCAATTGCAACATCGTATCTTAACTTGTTTATAAAATCATATAATTCATCACCATAATAGCATTTCATTTCGCCATCCATAGATATTTGATATCCATCAACAGTTGTACTTGCATTATCGCTAACAACATCTTGCTCTGTATTTTTTTGTGGATTATATGAATATGATAAATCACTTGTTTTATTACCTATCAAACTCCATGTTTCACTTTCAGTACTTGGTGTTGTATTTAAAAATGCTATGATGTCAGTTCTCTTTATTATCTTTGCCATCTTTTATCCTCCCATTCTCAATACTTTCAATTTCTCTTTGTGTTAAAGGATTTATAAAGCCACCAACGTTTAATTTGATTATCATTTCTAAATTTTCTTTAGTAGGCTCTATAATGTCGCCTTTATACAAATATTTTAAATTGTATCTACAATCTTTATTTATTATTATTGGTTTCATTATTCCTCCTCATATATTATTTCTACTTGGATTTCAAATATTGCCGTTTTCATACTTTGGTCTGTACTTATAAGTGTACCACAATTTAAACAACTAATACTTTGAATTCCATCTATTTCAGGAAGTATGCCTCCCTCATTATTTTTCTCTATAATACTTTCAAATTCTTCAAAGAACCCTATATTTTTAAGATTTAATAGTCTTTCAGCAGAATATGCTTTCTTACTTCTAAATGCGAATACGTTTCTATACAACCCACCGCCTGTAATGTATTTTTCAATAACATTATCAACTGGTATTTTGTCTAATGAATAGTTATGGTCTTCAAGTGCTAGAAAATCAGCATTTATTCTTTTATACTTATTATCTAATGTTTTAAGTATGTTTTCAAGATATTCTCCTAATTTTTCTACTCTCATTTTAACCTCCTATTAACGAACTTCTGTAATTCTTTAACAACTTCATCACCCTCAGCAGTAACCATCTTTTCATCCCAATAAGAGCCAGTACCTGGTGTGGTATAATTCATTACCACTCTAGTACCATCTGCTCTCATACCTCTATATTGGTATTCTGCATAAGGCATTTCATAAGTAATGCTATTGGGTGATATAGTTACAACTCTTCTCAAATTACCTGTGTCTTTAGGAACATATTTGTCCATGTGATTATAACACGTGTTTGTAAAGAACTTCTGTCCATCGCCATTAACATTAATACCTATCTTTTGCTTAATAGTTTCTTTGTCAAATAATTCTATACTAGCCATTATTTACCACTTATATGAATATGCTTATTATTGCCAAATACATTATCATTTATTGCTGTTATGTTGTAATATAGAATATTTAAGTCATTCTCGCTTGTGATATCTTCATAAGAACCTTTTACAAGTATATCACCAATACTAAATTTAGTTATATCTAAGTTCTTGTTTAAATCATAAGGTATTCTAATTTGAACATCGTTCGCATTTTCATAACCTTTATTTAAACTTGAACCTTTTCCACCAAACCACCATATATTTTCATAGAAATATCTAACCCATTTATAATCATGGTCTACTTCTACTTTATGATATACTGTTAAACTTGAATTTACTAACATGTTGATAACTCCTCATTTTTTGGCTTATCTTGTCCTATAAATAAAGCATGTTCTCCATTAACAATAACTCCATAAAGGTATTTGTATATAACATCATCTAATTCGCTATTTTTAGCCTCTGTGAACGACTTTTGTGGTGTCCCGTATGAAATACTATAACCATCAATATTTTCGCTTGAAATAGTCTTATTTTGCGTTGTGTCATAACTTTGTATTACTGGTATTAAATTATATACACATAATTTAACTTCTTCGTATTCATTGCCTATTCCTATAAATCTTTTTTGAGTTCTACTATCGATTTCTTTTCTTGCATTATATTCTAATAAATTAAAAGGCATTTCATCAAGAGTTCCACCTAGAGTTAAATACTCTTGATATGTTAGATATTGTCCTTTAAACTCCATTTAAAATGCCTCCTTTAATTATAAACTTGCAGTTGTTTTTGGTTTTAAATTTGCAAATGGGAAACGTGTATTTGTTTCGTTTTCTGCATTTACAGGGTTTGGAATTTCCCAACCTAATCTCATTGTAACACGAAGTGCTACCATATCTTCTTGTGCTAGGTTGTATAAGATACTTCCATCGCTTGGGTCTTGAATAACTGCTTCGGTTAATACTTTATATGAAATGTCTTGTCTAATTGCATATACTGCTTGGTTGAAATCTCCAGCAATTAATACTGATTTAGTCTTATCCCACATTCCATTATCCATAAATGTTCTATTTAGTCCATCTATTTCAGTTCCTTTAATTGGTTGACCTGTTGTATCAGTCATCATACGGAATTTACCTTTTAATTCAACACCACCTAATAATCCTGTTACATTGTAACCACTTGTTTCAACTTTAGTCATAACATCATTGATATCACTATATAAATTATCAGTAGCAGTAACTTCTGCACCTGCGTCAACTATTGATGGTATTAAACCTTTTCTCCAATCAGTTGGTTTACCAGTACCATTGAAGATAGCATCATCAATTTTTCTCGCGAATGCTTCCTCAACTCTTGGTCTAATTTGAGCCCATAAATCAACATCAGCATCGTTTAATAAATTTTCCTTAATTGGAACAATGACTGCTATTTCTGCTGCATTAATGTACTTATTAGCCCATGCTTGTTTAGTTATATTCTTTCTTCCATTGTCTTTTGTTTCATCAACAAAGTATGCAATAGGTAAACTATCTAATATTCTTAATTTTGTTTTATCAGAAGTCATATTAGGTAATCTTCTGAACATTGATAAGGCTTTACTTTCACGAATAGTTCCTTGAAATATTTCATCAGCAACTTGTGTTTCAATTAGAGCCTCTACATTTGATTTTTCAATTCCTTTGGCTGCTGCCATATTTATCTCTCCTTTTCTTATTTAGTTTATCGCACTTCTTAAAATATCATTCATAATGCTATTTGTAGTTGGTGCTTGTGGTTCTCCACCATTCAAATTAGGTGAAGATTGAACTTTTTTGATAACTGTATCTCCAAAATATTGAGGGTTTTCCTTTTTATATTCTTTTAATACGCTTTCAAAATCGTTCTTGTCATTGACTTTAGACATAATTTCTGTTCTAACAAACTTGCTAAATTCTTTTTTTACATTGCTATCGCCCATTTGCAACTGAGCCTTTAAGTCCTTATTCTCATTTGTTAGTGCATCAAGGTTTTGTAATTTAGTAGCAGTATCACTATTTGAAGCCTCAAGTTCTTTAACTTTATCTTTCAAACTATCTCTTTCTTCTTTTAAAGTAGAGAAGTTTTTCCCAACTTCAGCCATTATAGTGTCTATTTGTTCTGTTTCTAATTCCATTCCTTTTAAAAATTGTCTTAAATCTTTCATTAATATTTCCTCCTATCGCTTTTTTTTCGTGGCGCGAGCACGTG